TATGGCCTCTAGTATGCTTTGAACTGTCATCTCCACGATCTCCTCGTGAGTGTGGGGAGACAGCTCACAACCTACGTTTAGGATAGAATCCATCTGCCTAGGTTGTCGTATGTATTTAATATTGACAAATGTAGTGAAAAAAGTATCGTCACTATGTACGTCAATAAAGTTTTCTTGAATAGTGTATTTAATCTTGTCGTAACTAGTCGTATTAAACGGATCATCAAGTAACGCATAAAGATCATCATGCTGCACATAGCTCATTTTTTCCTTTTGTCTTGTGCCTGCGTCCTTGTACGTTCGATACGTTACAGTTACAGTAGCAGGTTGAACAGACGTTGCTTCTTCTTCCTCTCCTGCATCTAATGGATTAGTCCATATAGCCTTAATGGGTAGATCAGCAATTGCACCCGACAACAGGAGCACGAGAGTATTAGAATCACTCGTAGGAGTTAACTCTGAAGCAGCCCATTCTTCTATGTCGTATGCAGGATCTGTTGTTAATGATTCTGCCCCAAAAGCAGGATCAGACATAGCGGGTGCAATATCTGCTATCAAACTTTGATCATAGTTCTGCTTATTAAGTAAGTATGGTAAGTCCATACCTGCAGCATTAGAAATCAAAGGAGTTCCACCAGCAGTAATACTTGTGAGTATCCATCCTGGATTAGTCGTAGGTGTTAGCGGTACGCTGACCGGCTTATATGAAAGCACTGCATTTTCAAATACAATCGGGATATGACAATCGTAAAAAGTATCTCCTACAGCGTTTACTAAGAACATGTAGTCATTAGGTAAAGGCGCTCGGTCTACGTTAAATCCCGTTATAGTTGTGCCTCCGTAAAAGCATTTTACTCGAGAGTCTACTACTAGAGCTCTTAAGTCATCTATACGCTTTTGAGATTGCTCAAAGCCATCACGGTATTTATTACCCATAGGAGAGTAACGTTGCTTAATAAACGAATCCATCGCACTATTAAGCTCGTGATCAATCTCTTGTGGTAAGAGATTGTCAACCTGGAAAGATGCAATTTTTTGCACCCCCAGGTTGACAGCAATATGCATCTCTTCTATAGTCATTTAATCTCTTTGAGTTGTGCCCTCATTGCATTAACCTGCCCTGAGTTCTTTTTATTATTAAAGTACACTATAGCGTCAGTGATATTCTCACCAATGGTTTCATCTGCATAGATGATTTGATTACCAATAGTTCGAAGCACACTTAGCTCAATCATCTCTTCGAGTTCTGCACGTACATCAAGATTCTTATCTGTACTCATTTTAAGAAACATTGCAGGTTTCTCACTTTTGATACTGTACAGTTGATTCTCTATCTCCATGTCTGTAAGAGTCTCTGGTCTTGCTCCTTTAGACAATACTCGCAATAGTCTGCGCATCTTATCCATGTCAGCAGAAATCTTGATAAACTCCTTATCTGCCTCTTTCTTAAGCTTAACCTCAACATTTTGTTTCAGCAAGTCTTTTTGTGGATCATATATATAGAACCGCTTTTGTCCGTCAGATTTCATTATTTCTTCTGACTCTGCAACTTGTCTGTGCTTCAAACACCACTTGTAGATTAGGTAATCCATTACATTCTCTGGGTTACCGCTTTCATCTACTGCGATGTTTAACTCCTTTCCTTCGAAAGGAACCTTCACACTCATGCTAGACCAGAAATCTTTTTCTTCCTTTGGCCACTTTTCGTGTCCTGGAGGAACGTCTAAAATCTGCGCTAACAGTTTGTGTGATTCTTCACCTTCTACACCTCGTAAAGGCTGTCGCCCTACATAGATGCTTCCGATGCTAATTTTTGCTCCTGCCCTTACCTCTTTGGGTAAGAAATTAAGAGTCTCTTTTCTGCGTATGTATATTGTTCGCATGGTTTGATTGTTCTTTTAAGTTTAGAAAGAATAACTAAGCTGTTCTTTTATAAGAAGAATAACTTAATAGGGGTTTTTGGTAAGCAGGGGGACCACTCGATAGCAGTCCCCCCTGTGCAAACCAAACACAAATTACGATGCCACACACTGGAGATCAAGCGAAGTATCGAATCTGCGGAGCAGGATACCAGCTGTCTTCAACATGTGTACAGATGCACCGTCTATGTCACTAGCGCGAGTGTCAGACTCAGCAAATCCCTTAGGGACAACTGAACCAGCAACAGCCCAACGCAACATTTCACGGCCTTTCTTATTAATCATCTGGAGGTTGTTTTCTCCGTCATAAGAAGACTGGTCGACAAATGTCATTCTGTACGATTCCAATGGCAATCCAGATTCTGGGTGCTTAGCAGAAGCTTGAGCAACAGGACCGTGATCCATCAATGGTACCTTAACTACATTCACTCTATGACCATCAACGTGCTCATAAGAATTGAAGTAACCAGTGATACCTAAGCTACGTCCGCTACCTGTGATAAACTTAGACTCCGTAGTTTGGAGATAAGGGGTATTACCATAGTAAGCTTTCATTGCTTTATCAAACTCACGTGCTCCACCAACACCGGTGTACAAAGTCACCTGCTTATCAGTAGCGTCAGTCATTCCGTAGAACAAGTCCCCAATCACGTTCTCAATCTTTTGTTGAGTGAGAGTAGAGTAAGTGTCCTTGTTGATGATTTGCTCAAACAAACCTGGACCTGCAATTACAGGTTGTCCGTTTTCGTCAATCATCTCATTTACACCATTGTCACCATATGTCTTCTGGCCATACCAGTAGTACATCTCACACTCTTCTTTAAACTTGAGCATGTGACGGTACTCTTCGTAGTCCATCCACAATTTAGTCTTAGAACCCTCACGAGTTGGAAGCTCAAATTGTGCAACATAATCCTTAGCATTACCAGACATGTGGTAAGACTTACGTACTGTTCCGATCTTAGAACGAACCAAGCCGGGCGCTGCCCAGTTAGATGCATTTCCACGAGAGAAGTCTACACCTACTGATGCAAACAACATACCGAAGAGAGCGCCATTAACGACGTCTGCGGCAGGCATGCTAGCTTGATCAGGAGATACGAGCTTCAATGTATACTCATATCCACCAGACACAGGCTTAGGCTGCTCCATAATACGAGCAAGTACACCAGACTGTGAAACCAAGGTATATGGGAAAATAAACCACTTGTCAGGGAATGTCAATTTGAACAATTGACCGCCTGCACCTTGAGCTGCAGACAAAGCTGTTGCGTTAGACACGGGGCGGACATTCACTTCGTGAGTTTTTACACGGTACTCATACTCGAAACGGTCGATAGATTTAGTGTTACCTACGCCTTCCGTAAGGAAAGACAAAGGAAACTTCTTCTCTTCGCGTCCTGCGAGGTGAGTAATAATTGGAGACAACTCTTCTGGTTTCTCCATCAAAGCATTAACCAACGAGTTAGTGTCGGTCATCTGCTGATCATTGTAGTACGTTTTTAGTACTTGCGTTAAAGCCATAGTTTTAGATTTAAGTTAGTTTTTATTGTAGGATGCTTCCAAGATCTAAATCGTCAAAGTTGACGTTTGTAGATCTGCTTTGTTGTTTGCGAGCGCTCTTTACTCTCTCTTCATTTGAAACAATTCTGTTTCTCAAATTCTTAGCAGCTTGAGTTTTCGCTTTCTTTTCGATTACACCGTTAAGATCAAATCCGCTATATAGCATGTAATCTATAGCTAATTTGACATCTGTTGCTGCTTCTTGATAATCTAGGTCTCTTTGTGTTTCCCCGTTATCTCCGACAGATGCAGATATGTATTCGAAGAAGTTTGACTTCTCTCGGTCTGGAATACGAACTCCAGCAAACTCATTTCCTGATTCGATAGTATCAGCTACCTCACCCCAAAACTCTTGCTGTTGTTCTTGTTGTTGCTCGTACTGTTCACGCTGTTGAGCCATCATTTGTTCTTGCTCCTCTTTTTGATAGGCTGCAAGATGTCCTTTAGCTTTTTCAGCGTTATTGTACAACTTTCCAGAATCCTCATACGTATCAATAGTGTCTTGTATGAATTCTGTATCGTGGCCTTTAGTTTGAAGGAACTGAGCTAGTATTGCACGTTGCATATTAACGTCTCCTTCTTCTACTTGGATAGAGTTATAATCTATTTGCTGGCCCTGTCTTTGAAAGAACTCACGGGATTCACCTCCCGCTAGTACATAGTCAAGATGTTGTTGCACTTCAGGGAACTGCTGGAATAGGCCTTCCAATTGTTCTTCTGCTGCGTTTTGCGTAACGTCTTTTACGAAGTTTGTAAGACCCTCTACAGAATCTTCATAGTCTCCGTCTAATTCGAACCCTAAAGTTTTTGCAACTTCAAAGGCTACGCTTCCGCTTTCTGCTTCAACATCTTCGTCTGCTTCATCTTCAATATAGTTTTGATCTTCTTGCTCATGTTGATATTCATCATCATCAGCGTCTTCATCACCTCTATCATCAGGTTCTGCAGATATTTCATCTGTTACTTCCTCAACTTCTTGAGGAGATTCTGCTTGGACTTCTGTGTCGTCCTGCAGTACTTCGACTCCATCTCCTATGACATTGTCTAGGGTTAGAGAGTCTATGTTTAACTTGTCGTCTGGTTGCATGTTTACAAATTTAATTAGTTAGTTTGCTTGTTTCTTATAAAATTATTTTTTACAAAAAACCTTATAATATATCACTTTGGTTGTTCAAAGTAATTAGGTAGGCGTTTCATAAACATATATTTATTTAAATTATCGTTTTGTAGGCCTTTCATACTTGTTTGAAATTCTCTTCTTGCCTTTTGTTCGTCTGGTCTTCTATTGTGCCCGTGATACCACAGGTCTTCTAGTGTTGCGTCTCCTCTTCCATAGGCTTTTCCGGGGGCTTCTCCTTGAATAAGATCTCCCATGTACAACATGTCTTGTTGCTCTGCGGTTAAAGTGTCCGCTGCAGCAGTGCCTTTGTCCCTGCGCATTTGTTGTATAAATGCAGGCGTTTCTAGTCCCATATATGATGAGATACTATCTATTCTATTAGCTGCGGTTAATGTAGACGGTTTATCATACATGTATTTTCCACGTCCTACACCAGGCACTAACTTTCCTGTATCTTCATCTTTAGCAATTTGTACAGCGTTAGGCTGCATTCTTTGCTGTTTTCCTGTTTCATGGTACGCAATACTATCTCTTACTGCTCCTGGTCGTTCTATGCCCTGTCTGTGCTCTGACACTAAGTCTAAAGCAGTGAGGTTAAGAGTGTCGTTAAATTGATCAGGTCCGTACTCTTTGCTGATCCAATCCATAGTGTCTTGCCATCTAACTCCGCCCGATTGCCTTCTCCCGTTCCAACCTACTTTTACGTTAAAGTTGCGTTTTACTTTTCTTCCAAACCTTGTATTGTCTAGCAGCTTGTTGGTACCGTAGGTCAGTGCCCCTGTAACGATCCCATCTCTTACTCCTTGTTTAAGTATTGACTTGCCCTGTAGTGGGTTGTCTTCAAATCCTTGAACAAGTCTTCCTACAGGACGAGCATTAGTTTGCGAAGCAGAGAAATAGTCATGGTTCCTCCAATCTTTAAAATTTGGAGGATCGCCTTGAAATGGGTTTTCAGGACAATCACCTGTTAGACAGTACTCGTCATAGTCCATTCCAAGCAATGCTTGGTGAGCTCTGTCTTGTCCAGCTTTCCATTGAGCAAATGCATCTTTGTCAAGATTTCTATTTTTAGCAAGCGCAGATATTCCTCTTCCTACTGTGCTAGTAACAGCTGCCCCCGCTCCTACTTTCATAGCGGACTCTAAATCAGAACCTTTAAACCCACCGGTTTGTTTGGATTCGTGGGCACTAGCTTTGAAGGCTTTAGCCCCAATTACCCCTTTCTCAAGATTGTGTGCTTTATGTGCTATTTTATGCCCAGTTTTAGCAAGGCGAGCTGCACCCGCTGCATTCCCTACAAACGGTATTGCACTGGCGGCACTAAGACCTGCTAATGCATACTGTTCTTTAGCTTTTGCTGTGTCCCCTACTGCAGTATTGTAAAGGCCCCGCGCTCCACTAATTCCAGCATTTGCTAAATCTGCTGCTTCCCCAACTATAGGTAGTTGTCCTGCAATTGCTAAGTCCATGCCTAAAGCGTCTAAAGGCTTGTCTTTATGAAACTGGTAAGCATTGCTACCTGCAGTGCTTAACCTGTTCGACATATTTGTCTGGGCGTTATTTACACGAGTCTGTTCTCCCCTATTATTAAACTGACGCATTTGTGCGTCTGTGTACGACGTTAAGCGATCATTGTTTTGAGGACGAGCCGCAACGGCTGCTGCTAACTCTGGGTTAAGGTTGTTATACTGTGCGTATTGTTCCATTCCAGGAATAACTCCCCCACTTTGCATATTAGCAGGAGTCTCAATGACTGTACCACGTTGTGGTCCTGTTGGGAGACTCTGTACACCTGGGGGAACGTTATCGTATGACTTAACTAAGTGTCCCTGCTCATTAAACTTTTTGATGTCGATTGGGGCTTTCATGCCCATCGTATTGAATGGAGTGTTAGGAGGGACATTAGGGAATGTCATACTTTGATTAACGTTCCCCGCTTGGTGAGACGGTCTTAATCCTTGTTGTTGTTGTTGAGGCGTCTGTGCAACTTGCATCTGCTGCTGTTCAAACTCCCCAATTAAATCTATGCCTTGGTCGTGTGCCTTGAATACATCAAGTATAGACCCAGGAAACTGAGACTGTCTGTGTCTTGTCAATAAACCCCGGCGAGTAGCGTTATCCATTACTCTCCATTAGGTTCGAGGTCACCTTCTTTAGATAACGCTTCACGTTTAAGATCTACTTCCTTCTGCTTAATGTCGTAGTCCTGCATAATTTTCTGCAAGTCTATATCTAAGCGATTAGCTTGGTCTTTTGCTTCTGCGTTAATCAAAGCTATTTCTATATCTTTCTGCCTGTCACGATCTTTTTCTTGTCCCTCTTGCTGCATCTTTTGCTGATCCATTTGCATCTGCTGTTGCATTTGCTGTTGTTGGGCCTGCTGTTGAGCTTGTTCAAGTTCTGCTTGTGCCGCTTCTGCTTTACGTAGCTTGTCTTTAATACCAGAGAAGTTCTCAGTATCAAGCAACTCAAGTACTGCAGATGCAGGCATCCCGTTTTGAATCATTGCTTGTGATAGCTCACGTGCTTGTCTGATGTTCTCTTGGTCTCTTCCAGCGTCAGATACAAAGATTCCATACTCAGACTCCATGTGCCCAAGTGAATCAAGGTCTATAAACTGAGTAGTTGTATCGGGCATTACATACATACCTTTTTTCCCAGATATCCAAGCCTCCTTAGAGTAGTCTAGCATTCCTTGCAACTCTCGTTGTTCAAAGCGTGAGAACTTGCGGAACAGGTCTTCTGTGATATGACTTGATTGTACAATAGCTTGCTGAGAAGATCCTTTACCTTCATTTGCACCTATTGTTCCTTGTCGTTGTCTGTTTACTCCTGATATCTTTTCCCACTCCTGCATAGTATTCTCTAAGAGAAGTATGTACTGCTCTATTGTCTTAATAGACATGTCAAGCACAGATTGGTGTTGTGGTGATAGTTGGATACCTTCCTTGTTGTAGTCAACCCAAGCAATACCTGTGCCTTCTACGTAGTACATAAACTTATCCAGGTCCCATTTTTTTGGGATCATGTTGATATCAAACTGTGCTATGATGTCCTTAGACCGTGCAATAGCAAGTTCCATGCGATACTTGAATATGTTGTAGTTAATCTGAAAAGGTATACCTAAACTAACTAGAGATACG